TCTACCTGCTTACCTTTATAGTCATATCTCCAAAGGTACTTCAAGCAGTTGCCCTTGAGATAGCCTTTGAATGCAACACTGGACATGGACTCCTCTATTGCATCAATACATTCAATGTTGCCTGTATTATAATGCTTAGGTTTATTAACTACATCCTCAAGTTCTTTATCAGCCATTTCCACATAAGCTTTCATAGCTTTGTCTATATTGGGTACTTTCTCTATGGCAGGTATTTCCTTTCGTAACCTGTCCCACTCAGCGGGTGTTGCGTCATTAAGTCTCATCTTCAGTATCCTCAGTAAACTTATCTCTATTAATAATTAGTTTGTCTTCAAAAGCTTCCAAAATATCCTCAGGAGTTATGTCTAAAACCTCACAGAGTAAAACAACATCATACTCCCTAACAATCTCCTCCTTCAGTTCTTCAAGTGTTAGTGACATTTTTATCCCTCACATACTTCAATAACTCTTTTGTTGTCTTTACAGTAAAGTGAGCAAAACCTTCCTTGTCACACCACTGCCCCATTGTCATCTTACTTCCCTTCCTTACTTTTTTGTTAGGGTCTGACAGTACAAATACTAATTCCCAATTCTCAATAGAGTCTCTTATGGATGTGTATTTTTGTGTATCCCCTACTCTAAAATAACCTTTAGCTTCTATCAGTATCTTTTTATCCTCATGTACAAAGTCTGGAAGATACTTTTTAGATATAATATATGGTAGTTTATATGGTTCATACTTAAACTCTTTATTAAGTTTGTCATACAAAGCTGACTCTAGTCCCGACCTAAAAACCTTCTTCATTTAAAACTAACTCCTGTACTTTAGGTTCATTGACTACCTTACATAAGAATTTTGGAGCGTATGAATAATTGAATACTCTTAATTCTGGGTAGCAGTGCTTTTTGAATTGGCAATACGAACAACCAATAGCCAGTTTTAAGTTTCCTGACTTGCCATCCGGCAAAGGCTCGTAACAAACCTTTATCGGCTCTGGCTGTTCCACTAGCTTTTTTACATGTCGTATCCTTTCAGTAATATCCTGAGACAAAGCATTGTAAACAGGAGCTTCCTTATCGTCCAAGTCATACTTGAGATAAGTCAAATGACCGTTAGCTTTGTCCATAGCTAGCCAACCAAACTGTCGATCTCCACAGGAATGAGCGTAGGCTTTTATCTGGTCAATGTAGCCAAAAGGATCATCAAAAGCTAGCGTTCCGTCCCTAAACTTTTTAAACCCAAAACTACTGGCAGACTTAACATCGGTCACAATACCGTCTATTTTGCAATCCATGTGGCCCAATACGCCCTCCACCTTGCATACTTTCTGCTCATCGGTGACTGAGTGTCCCGCCATGCGCGTGAGGAACAACAACATCTCCTCAATCAAATGTCCGTACATAAACTTGACATAAGTGTGAGGTGCAATGGTTTCTCCCTCAGTACCGTTGACATGATTCCAAAGGTACTTGTCAGTACGACCAATGTTTGACAGGCGGAGCTTACGGTTATCCTTTCGCTTCTCCCTGCCAAACTCTGTACGCATAAGAGCCTTGACACCTTCCCCAAACTTCTCAATCTCTGCCTCAACATCTACGGACGGGTCAGCATCCTTGCTAACCATCATCTTGTAAATATCCGAAACTAGATTATCAGTTGTTTTATCAGTGTTCATGGATCACTTCCAATATAAGTTCATTAGCTACAGCGTGAGGTAATTTAAACCATTCATTGATATTGTCACACTCTTTGGCTAATCTTTTATGTGCCGCTGACTCCGCAACTCTCCTGTCCTTTACTTCATAGGAGTACAGTAAAGCATAGTCTCTAAAAGGTGAGGACGTTTGATAGTTCTTTAGCCTGTCAGTTGAGTCTACAGCCATCCCAACCTTTACCCATTCAGGCCAAGCTTTGTTATAGATAACGTAAACTTCTCCCTGTGGGTTTGCCTCATAGTTTTCCAAGGAGCTAAACGCCGCCTCTTCAAACCCTTTGTACCTTCCTGCTTTGTACAACGGGTGAGTCTTCTTTATTTCCTTACCATTAACCCACATACGTTTTGCATCACGAGCCTTAACAGCGTCTGGATTATCTTTGTAATACCAAGGCTTATTAGTTTTAGGATTAATGCGTGTCTGCCCAACTATTTCCAACCTTAAACTCCCCTGCAAGGGGGCAGTTGAGCTTAAAGTGGAGTCCTGCGGCTTCGACACAGCTAGTAGCGAGTCCTCCGAAAACCTCTGCTTTCTCTTCTCTGACCTCTGTCTGGATTTCATCGTGTATGTTTCCTATAAAGTTATAGTCAATCTTCCATTTGGTTGCATACTGATCCAACAAGGCTAGAGCTTTCTTCATGACAATAGCACCTGCTGATTGCAACAGCGTATTTAGAGCCGCGTGTTCTGACCGTACATGGACCCTTCTTCCATCCAAGCCATAAACATAACCTCTTCCTGCCGCCACGCTAACTCGTTCTCGTAGTCTTCCAAGAGAAGGCGTATTTCTGAGGAACTTTTCCTTAAGTCTCTTACCATCCTCTCTAGATCCTCCAACGATACTTCCGATTTTGGAATCTCCTGCCCCATACAGGAAAGCGTAGATGAAAGTCTTTGCCTGATCTCTAGTTTCAAGGCCGCTAGCCAACTGATTTGCCGTGTGAATATCTCCTGTGAGAATTTCATTTGTGTATCCCTCATCGTTCATGTAATGTGCAAGCATACGTAACTCAAGACCGCTTGCGTCCATACCTACCAACTTGTAACCCTCCGGCACAATCCACACATCCCGACACTCTTTACCATAAGGTGAGTATACTGCCGGAATCTGTCCCATGTTAGGACTAGAGTGAGTCATACGTCCTGTCACAGCCCCGTTTGGATTAACGTAGCCATGTACCCGTCCGTCATCCTCAACAGCCTCCAACCAACTCTGTACCTGAGCTACTCGCTTTTGTATCATTAGATACTCAGCAATCAACGCGGCCTGTGGTATCCCCTTCACTGTACTCAGCACTGCCTCATCAACGATGGCTTGTCCTGTCTCAGTGAACTTGGTTGGTCTCCACCCGTAATACTGAAGGTGTCTACCTATCTGCTGTCGTGACCCTAGATTAAAGATAGGGAAGTCTATGCGGCTAAAAGGTGCTACTACCGTTTGCCATTGCTCACCCAGAAATTTAAGCCCAACAATAGAAAGCGTACCGTCTTTCTTAATCTTCGGGGTAATCTGTTTGATAAATGTCGGTAACGGTTTGAAAGCCTTATGCACTTCGTCTTCAAGGTCATTCTTCTTCTCCTTTAGTCTAGCTAGTAAGTTGTAGGATTTCTCTTGATCCAAGAGCCACCCCGTTTTAATTTGCTTTGTAATAATATTTTGTACGTGATGCTCAAGAGATATGCATTCAGGCTTAAAATCTCTAAGATCAAGAAGTAATCTTTCGTACACCAACGTATTAACTTCAACATCCTGTACACAGTAATCCACCATTTCTCTTGAATATACAGTAAAATCATGATGTTCCCCTTTAGGTTGATTCAAGATACGTCCCCAATTTTCTAAGGAGTGTCCTCCCTCTCTAGAAGGGTCCGCTAAACGAGACAGTACCAATGTATCAGTTATTTTACATTTGCTAAAGTCAGCGCCCAATAATCTTTGTAGCACAGGTATATCATAACCTATAAGATTATGACCAATTAGTTCGCACTCTCCCTGATCCTCCAACCACATCTGAAACCTACCCATGTTGACACCATTCTGGTGAATAGAGTACATGTGCTTCCGCTGTAAATCCTTAATGCAAATACAGAATACTTTAGTCGGGTTGAAACCATCGGCTTCTATGTCAAGTACAAACTTATCCATTAAAACTCTGACTCCTCACCCATTGGACAATTAGTTTCTATCATACGTCCTGACTCTTTGTCATAGTAAAGATAGCAAGCAGGGCCAGTGAGTCCAACAAACCTATTCTTAAGTACACGAACAGTTGTGGTGTTCCGTGTCTCAGGGTCTTTGTGTTGTTGATCTCGTTCAAGTCCAATAACAATGTCGCTAAGTTGCGCGATTGCCGCCGAACCTCTGAGTTCCCCCAAGCTAATCTTACCGCCATCCTCATGAGCTTTTGATCCGCTAGGTCTACGCAAGTGTGATACTAGGAATAGCCCTACACCTGTCTCCTGTACTAGCTTTCTAAGGTTAGTCATGATGCTGTCTATAGCCTTACGCTCATCTCCGGTATCCTGATCACTGACCACAATGCTGAGGTGATCCAAGATAATCCACTTGCAGTCCAAACCCTTAGCCATGTAACGTATGCGGCCTAAGAGATTGTCCTCGCTAGTTGAACCCCAATGATCAAACATAAAGATACGTCCTGAGCCTAATGTCCTGTCCCAATAGCCTCTCTTCTCTTCCTTGGTAACGGTCTTATCCAAATGTAACAGCTTGTTAGCTTCAATGGACATGATACCCAAGGCTGTCTTTGGGATGTCCTCCTCCAACGCTAGGATGCCTATGTTGTCATCAGTAGCGCCAAGCAAATAATGCTCAAGCTCCCTGACAATCTGAGACTTACCCATACCTGATCCTGACGTAATGGTGACTAGCTCCTTCCTTCGGAACCCGTGGGTCATCTCATTCAGACAACCCCAAGGATACAGGATGGACTTAACATCAGCCTGTTCCATTATCATGTCCCAAGTATCACTACCTGACACTATGCCGTCCGGCTGATAGGTCTTTGCGTTCCACCACTCACGCACAAACGCTTGTACCTTATTGGCTTTGAGCATGTCCCCTGCGTCCTTCATAGGCAGGGTGACATTCTTAGCCTTGTTGGGGGTGAATAAATCAAGAACTGACTTAGCCGCCTCCTGTCCCGCTTTGTCATTATCAAAGCAAATCACAACATTCTCAAAGGACTCCAACCACTCTAGGTTTTCTTTAATGTCTTTTGATGCTCCAGTTGCGCCACTTCTAATGGAGACAACGGGCCATTTCCCGTCAAACATTTCGTGAACTGCAAGTGCGTCTGTCTCGCCCTCTGTGATCGTAACGTATTTACCGCCACCCTTGAACGCATGTTGACCGAACAACCCAACATTATTAAACTCTCCTGTAGAATAAAAACTTTTGTTATCCACAATGCGAACTTTAGTCCCTATCGGGGAGCCTGAGTCCTTATCGTGGTATGGATAATGATGTTTGACAATTTGCCCCTGCGCGTTGTACTCAACCGTCACGTTATATTTTTGTGATACGGTTTGACTAATACGCCTGTCAGGGATTGCCGCTACTACTCCTGTCATTTCCAATGACCTCGCTCTGATTGGTGTGATGTTGCTAACCTGACCAGTGGCTTTCTCGTAGTGGTTACAGCCGCCTGAAAAACAGACGGCGTGACCATCGGAGTACCTAGCCAAGTTATCCTGTGAGCCACACTTAGGGCATGGCTCATGTCGGACAAACTTAGAACCCACAGCTAGAAGTCCCCGCCACCAGTGTTCTCAGCAACCTCCAACACCTTGACCTTATTAAGGTAAGTGGAGACACCGTGCACGGGATGTTCCTGACCTTCAGCGTACAGGACACGAACTTTTGAGCCTCTACCAATGCGGCCTTTGAATGGCTGACCGTCCGCATCCAATACAGGGACATCGTACTTAGTGCTGAACTTTCTCTGTTTGACACCTTCATACTCGCGCATCTTAACGCCTTTGGCTGACAGATCACCCGCTGTCTCATCATCTAATGACAACACCACGGAGAATTTACCAGTTGATTGGCCCTGATACATTTCATGCTCATCAAGATTCTCAAACGCTAATAAACCTTCTAATACTGACATACTATTTTCCTCTATCGTTGGTTGTGTGACCCTATGTATACTTAAGGATCGTTTGGTTGATACTATAATTATATATTAAAAATTTTTCTTTAATACATAAGTATAGTATAACATGAAAAGGGGTATAACATCAATCATTAAAAGTTATACCCACTATTTTTTTCATGAATACCTCTAAAACATATTACAATAATTTAAATTAAACCTTACTTGAACGTGTACATAACCATCGGGAAATGTCCTGTAAACCCCTCTCAACTCCTCAGCTATATTCATAATCTTTTTGATAAACTCTTCGCTTATGTCCATCTCGTTACAAAAAGCAAGTCGTGCTAGTTGTTTTACAGAGTGATCGTCCACAAAATTCTGATCGGCATAAATTAAAATCTCTGCGTCATTGTCAATCGGGTCATCCCCCCCTAATACAGCGGGTTGGTCTTTGGTCCATTTTGTCGCCATTGTTTAGCCCTCCATCGTTAAAAAGTCAAACGGGTTGTCGATCTGATCGGGATACGGTACGTCAAACTCCGCCTCTATTGAGGCTGTCAAACAGTCTGTGCACAGTTCCGAATAGTCCCCTGTCATCCTGTCGATTCGTTTTAGCTCGTACTCGTTCATAATAACATTACATGCTTTGCATCTACTCATAGGGAAAAGCCCTCTTATGTTGGTTTAAAAACTCCTCAGCGGTCAAGCTACTATAATAAGCCCTGACGCTATCCTCTGCGCGTTGGTGCGCCTCCTGTAATGTCATGGACAGCATCTCATACTCTACCATTTCATTAATTAAACGGGTAATCGGTCTTATATTTCCCTCCTCTGAATCGGACCAACCATCATACCCTAAATGCTCCTTAATTTTACTCATTGAAGTCTAGCTCCTCCGTTGTGTATACGTAACCAAAAGTAATGACTATAAACGGTAATAGTACCACAGTTCCTTTGAATGGTAAAGCTACAATATCCCCTGTAATCTCGTTATAGGTCCATACGGGCTTACTGTCGCAAAATTCTATATCTAAACCTGTCCCGTTTCTAAGCTCTACTGTCAATTTTTTTGATCCTAGATTAAAATTAATCATGGTTTACAGCCTCATAAATTTGTGTCATGAAGTCCAAAGCATCAGCCCGCCTTTGTTCCTCCCTGTAGTTGTTACGCATAAAATCGCTAGTGTAGAACGCTTTTAATTTAGCTACGTATTTATTGCATAGGTGCTCTTGTTTGACAGTCTGGTATAACTCCTCCTCCTCATAGGTCCGACTGTCCCCTAGTTTGTCCAGTGCGCGGTATTGCGCCTCTGTCAACTCCTCCCTTGTTACAGGCTCAAGATTGTCTTTCATAGCGATAAACTCCCATAGTCAATTGAACCTACTATTATATAGCATATTACTAAACATGCAACACCTACCCAACAAAATACCTCATTGTTTTTATCTATCATCGTTTCTGTACCTCATACGCTCTATTAATTCCCTCGCGTGATCCTCTGACATTTCGTAATACTCAGCGAACCTGCCGACTGTCAAAAAGTTATTGACCCAATCTAAATATAAATGCTCATCGCTAAAATGTTGATATGCTTTCATAACTATGCCACCTCATCAAAGTCAGGGTTGCACTCACTGGCGGACGTTAGAAGGCAGTCGATGCGCTCCTGTGGCACTAGTGTGTAATGACGACCATCTAACCATCGGTTGATGTGCTTGGACGTTGTGACGCTGTAGTATTCCTCAGTACGTACAAACGACCCATCAGTCAAACACGCGGCCACCGGTGTTTCATAGCTGAAGAATACCTGAGCAAATCCTAAATCTAGCTCTGTTTGGTTACTGCCTATAAGTTTAAGTTTCATCTGGTGTTACTCCTTTTGGTTTTAAATTAATTTGCTAATGACTATCGCAGTGTACCGGATAGTCATAGGTAAATCAACTTGCAAAATAATCATCGTTTAATTTTAACATCATTGACCCGTTGCTATGAGGCATTGCTACCATAACCTCTGTACCGTCATTATCCAAAGCAGTGACCCAACCATCCTTATTATTAACCTCAAAGCCTCCATCTTTTAACTGCTTAATCAAGGGCTTTAATTCTTTCCTGCTATTCATAAATTTAACCACGTTTGCTACTCCTTATTTTTATCCGTTATTGAAAAACAATTTAATTTATAATCAAGCTCTTTCAATACGCTTTCACGAATCTCCGCATTAGTCGCGTTGACATCCTCTCGCATAGCGTCTATAAAATCCTCTATCGCCTCGCAGATAATCTCGCTTTCTAACGCGCTTATAGTGTCTTCTCGCATGGTGTTACCTATGTACCTATATCAATGAATGTATGCACATATTAACAAATTGATAGGCAGAGTACAATGCTTTTTATGCATGACCTATAAAAACTATATGCGTCTAACGTATGACTACAATATACCTTTATATATGCGCATGTACGCGTAGCAATAACCATGCCAACTATTGCAAATCTTATATAAATCTTTTCCTATGCTTAGGTATAGACCAAGGACAAACACGCTTAGAACGCAATACAAAGCCATTTATAAACATATAACCATCAGTGATGGAACTACTGTATAACATAAGTATAGCTTATGACTACTTGGCATGATGTATGCATAGGCTCTATGGGTATCCACTAGCATACTCACACTTCACCTGTCAAACATAAGCTCGACCCAAAGGCGGCCCTTGGTCATCCTATGCAATACCCGTGCCAACTCTAGGCTGTGGATAACTTGTGTATAACCTGTGGATAACTTATGCACAGGCATGGCTAGGCTGTGGATAACTTATGTATAACCTGTGGATAACTTTAGGGGGCGGGGGGCCGCTGGCAATCTCAAGATTGTTACAGTACCCACTGGTATACAAAAAAGGTGAAATTAAGAAAAAACAGTAGTATCCTTATGTATCCCTAAGTCATTGATTTACATAAGGAAACACAGGCTTGCCCCCTAGGTTTGACAAGTGTAGATAAAGGACAACACAGGTTGACACACAAGTAGGCTGATTGGTCATGAATAGTTAATAAATAGTTAAAATAATGCTTGACTTTTGATTCAGAATGTGCTATAATATTTAATATAGTAAAGTAAAGAAAAACAAGGTTCGCCCTTAAGTATCCTTAAGTAAACTTTAAGTATTTTATTTATTTTAAAATTAAAGAATATCCCTAAAGCTTACTTAAGTATCCTTAAGTATATAAGGGGAAATACCTTGAATGATAAAGTAATAGAAAAAAAGAAAGGTCGTCCTAGAAAATCCGATATGGTGTCAAGAAAGAAAGGCACTACTGGTTTGTCTAGGGGTCGCCCGAAGGGTGACGCGGCAATCATAAACGAGTACAAAAGTCGGATGTTGACATCCCCTAAGTCTCGTAAAGTTTTAGAGTCAATCTTTGATGCGGCCCTAAACGATGACCATAAAAACCAAGCGGCGGCTTGGAAGTTGGTCATGGATAGAATCCTACCGACTGCTGTCTTTGAAAAGGACGTAGTAAAAGGAGCAGGTAGGTCAGCCATACAAATCAATATTACAGGTGTTGGCGGTGAGACTACCGTAGTATCCAGTGATAATGATATAGAAGGAGAATATGTAGATGGCTAAATATTTTTCCAGAGATGAATTTGCCTGTCAGTACACAGGTGAGAACAAAATTAAAGATGAGTTCATTGAACGATTAGATGAACTACGGGAGGCTTGCGGATTCCCGTTTGTAATCACTAGCGGATATCGCTCCCCGTCACATCCAATAGAGGCTAAGAAAAAAATTGCAGGACAACATTCACAAGGCCACGCGGCAGATATTAAAGTTGCAGATGGTATACAAAGATTTAAAATTGTGGAACAAGCCATTTCGCTTGGGTTCACAGGAATTGGAGTTGCTTCTTCTTTTGTGCATGTTGACACCCGTGATTTATACGATGATGATCTTGAGCCGGTGATGTGGACTTATTAATTGACTGAACTTAATGTTTCGCTACTACCGTGGCAACAAAAAGTCTTCAATGATAATACAAGATTTAAAGTAATAGCCGCAGGTAGACGTACAGGTAAAAGTAGATTAGCCGCTTGGATGCTAATCATTAGAGCTTTACAGGCTGAACGTGGACATGTGTTTTACGTTGCCCCTACCCAAGGACAGGCTAGGGACATTATGTGGCAAGTGTTGTTGGAAATAGGTCATCCTGTTATAGCAACTAGTCATGTAAACAACTTACAAATAAAATTAGTCAACGGTGCAACCATAGCCCTTAAAGGGGCTGATAGACCGGAAACCATGCGTGGTGTCAGTCTTAGGTTCTTGGTTATGGACGAGTACGCTGACATGAAGCCTGAGGTATGGGAGCAGATATTAAGACCTGCCTTGGCTGACCAAAAGGGTGATGCATTATTTATTGGTACGCCAATGGGTAGGAATCACTTTTATGATTTATATACATATGCTTGTGTATCCGATGACCCTACCTTTGTAGGTTATCACTTTACAAGTTATGATAATCCATTGTTAGACCCTGAGGAAATTGAAGCGGCTAAGAAGTCAATGTCTGCTTTTTCCTTCCGTCAGGAGTTTATGGCATCCTTTGAGGCTCAAGGTAGTGAATTATTCAAAGAAGAATATATTAGATTTTCTGAGGAAGAGCCTGAGCAAGGTCAGTTTTACATTGCGGTTGACTTGGCGGGTTTTGCGGATGTCGCTAAAGTTACAACGAAGACAAAAAGACTTGACCAAACGGCTATCTCTATTGTTAAAGCAAACGAAGAAGGTTGGTGGGTCGCTAATATTGTACATGGGCGTTGGGGCGTCCAAGAGACTGCCAGAAGAATCTTCCAAGCAGTCAGAGATTACCAACCCGTAGCCGTAGGTATAGAGAAAGGAGCATTAAAGAATGCTGTACTTCCGTACTTAAGTGACTACATGAAAAAAAATCAACGGTTTTTTAGAGTGGATGAACTTACCCACGGTAATAAAAAGAAAACCGACAGAATTGTTTGGGCTTTGCAAGGTAGGTTTGAACATGGTACAATCTCCTTAAACAAAGGAGAATGGAACACACAGTTCCTTGATGAGTTATTTCAGTTCCCTAACCAATTAGTTCACGATGATTTAATTGATTCCTTAGCTTACATAGACCAATTAGCCAATATAGCATACACATCGGACTTTGAGGAAGAAGAATATCAACTATTAGACGCATACGCAGGGTATTAATATGCTAAATGAAGAAAGAGATCAATTTGTACTGGAACAAACACTTGAAGGTTGGATAATTAATAAATGTCAAGGATGGCGTGACCACTTTGATACAAATTATTCACGTAAATTTGATGAATATTATCGTTTGTGGAGAGGACAGTGGTCTTCCGCAGACAGAACTAGGGACTCAGAACGCTCTAAAATTATAAGTCCTGCCCTACAGCAAGCAGTAGAGTCCTCAGTTGCTGAATTAGAGGAGGCAACCTTTGGTCGAGGCCGTTGGTTTGACATTGAAGACGATGTAAATGACAGAGAAAAGCAAGATATAGCACTTTTACGTGAAACTTTATACAAAGATTTTAAAAAGAATAGAATACGTAAGGGTGTAGCGGAGTGTTTGCTTAATTCCGCTGTTTTTGGTACAGGTATAGCTGAAATTGTACTTGAGGAAGAAAAAGAGATGGCTCCTGCTACTCAACCTGTTATGGGTGGGGAACTAACAGCAGTTGGTGTCAACATAACGGAAAAGACTTGCGTTAAACTACGTCCAGTAATGCCACAAAACTTCCTAATAGATCCTTTAGCAACTTCCGTAGAGGAAGCCTTAGGTTGTGCAGTGGATGAGTTTGTGTCATTACACTTAGTTGAGCAATTACAGGAACAAGGTATCTATAGAAATGTAGAAGTTACTATGGCGGCCCCTGATTTTGACATAGAGCCTGATCAAGACCTAATAGCACATGATGATGACAAAGTACGTCTAACTAAATACTATGGTTTTGTACCTAGACATCTACTGGAAATGGCTCAGAAGGAGTCCGAAGCAGAGGAAATAACTACATTAGTTAGTGATGAGGAAGGAGAAAACAAAAGTTATTATGTGGAAGCTATTGTTGTTATTGCTAATGATGGGACTTTGTTAAAAGCCGAAGCTAATCCTTACATGATGGGTGATAGACCTATTATAGCATTCCCTTGGGATGTCGTTCCTAGCCGTTTTTGGGGTAGAGGAGTATGTGAGAAAGGGTATAACTCTCAAAAGGCGTTAGACGCTGAAATACGAGCTAGAATAGATGCTCTCGCTCTTACTATACACCCTATGTTAGCTATGGACGCTACAAGGATGCCTAGAGGTGCTAGACCTGAGGTACGTGCAGGTAAAGTTATTTTAACTAACGGTGCTCCTAATGAAGTTATACAACCATTTAACTTTGGTAATGTAAGTCAAATTAGTTTTGCACAAGCTGATGCTTTACAAAGAATGGTACAGACAGCTACAGGTGCTATTGATTCCGCAGGTATAGCAGGATCAATTAACGGTGACTCCACTGCCGCAGGTATTTCAATGAGCTTAGGTGCTATCATTAAGCGTCATAAGCGTACTTTAATTAATTTCCAAGAATCCTTCCTAATACCTTTTGTAACTAAAGCCGCACATAGATACATGCAGTTTAATCCTGAAATGTACCCTGTTGCTGACTACAAGTTCCATACTTCCAGTTCACTAGGTATTATTGCCCGTGAATATGAAGTAACACAGCTTGTACAGTTGTTACAAACTATGTCTCCTGACACACCAATGTATCCACAGCTTATCATGTCTATTATTGATAATATGAACGTAGGTAATCGTGAGGAACTTATAGCGGCATTGCAGGAAGCTAATCAGCCTGATCCTGAAGCACAACAAGCACAACAAGCGGCTCAACAAGCTCAGTTGGCGTTCCAAGCTTCTCAGACAGCGGCGTTGGAAGGACAAGCCGTTGAATCACAAGCAAGGGCGCAAAAGCTTTCTACGGAAGCACAAGCTATTCCTCAGGAATTAGAAATTGATAGAATCAAAGCAGTAACGACAAACATACGGGAAGGTAGTGATGATGATCGTGAGTTTGAGCGTAGACTTAAAGTTTCTGAGCAATTACTAAAAGAGAGGGAAGTAGCAATTAAAGAGAGGGCTAATTAATGGCTAAAGACCCAAGACTAGCTAGAGTAGGTGTTAGTGGTTATAACAAACCAAAGCGTACTCCTAATCACCCTACTAAAAGTCACGTAGTTGTAGCTAAGGAAGGAGACAAAGTAAAAACTATTCGCTACGGACAGCAAGGTGTTTCAGGTGCAGGTAAGAACCCTAAGACTGCATCGGAAAAAGCAAGACGTAAATCTTTTAAGGCTCGTCATGCTAAAAATATTGCTAAAGGCAAAATGTCTGCGGCATTCTGGGCAAATAAATCTAAATGGTAAATTAAGGAGACTACAATGCCATACGGTAAAGGTACATACGGTAGTAAAGTTGGAAGACCACCTGCAAAGAAAAAAAAGAAAGCAACTGCACCTAGAAAAGCAATTAGTGCCCCTATGTCCGACAAAAGAGCTAAGGAAGCTATAGCCGCTTTAAAGATGCAAAACAAAAAGAAAACCGCTAAGAAGAGAAAGTAACATGGCTGTTAAAAAATCTACAGTTAATAAAGCAGGTAACTATACTAAACCTACTATGCGTAAAAACTTGTTTAATAAAATTAAAGCAGGTACTAAAGGTGGTAAGTCAGGACAATGGTCTGCAAGAAAAGCTCAGATGCTAGCAAAGGAATATAAAGCTAACGGCGGAGGTTATAGAAACTAATGGCTCTTAAAAAGTCACAAAAAAGTTTAAAAAAGTGGACAAAGGAAGAATGGGGTACTAAGTCAGGTAAACCTAGTACCCAAGGTTCCAAAGCTACAGGTGAAAGATATTTACCTAAAAAAGCAAGACAAGCTTTATCCCCTAAAGAATATGCCGCTACATCAAGAAAGAAAAAAGCAGACACTGCTAAAGGTAAACAGTTTAGTAAACAACCTAAAAAAATAGCTAAAAAAACAGCAAGACATAGAAAATAGTTCTTGACATTTGCTTTTATATGTGCTATAATATATAGTATACTATGTACTTAGTATATTTTATTTTAAATTAATAAACTGTCCTTTAGGAGAAACAGTAATGGAAGATAAAGAACTCGAAAAATTCTATAGAGCTTTTGAGGAAATGTTTAGAACAGAAGGTTGGAAAAACTTAATGTCTGATCTTTCTCAAAATGCAATGCAGATCAACTCAATAGAAGCTTGTAAGGATGTGAAAGACCTTTCCTTTAGAAAAGGACAACTTTCAATGATAGCTAACCTATTGAATCTTGAGACGCAAATAGAAACAGCCAAGCAACAGGCTGAGGAAGAGCAAGAAGAACTAGAAAACGAAGATGAAATTATTGAAGAGTAATCTAAGTTGGCTATAATAATTGACTTCCGATGCGACAACGGACATACTACTGAAAAGTTTATAGATTCTAAAACTACTGAAATAGAATGTCCTCACTGTTCGTTAATGGCTAGTCGAATCATATCTCCCGTTCGCAGTCTTTTAGACCCCATTTCAGGTGACTTTGCAGGTGCTACCATGAAGTGGGCGAGAGACCGCGAAAGGAAGATTCAAAAAGAGCGTAAGGCTAACTCCTAACCGAACCCTTACATATAATACACCTCCATAATGAGATTACTCACGGAGTTTAATAATGGCAACACTAATAGATGAGCGTCAACCTTTAGACGATACAACTAAAACTGAAGACGTAACGGACATAACTAAACAAGAGCCTCCAGTAGAGCAACCTCTTGTAGATGAACAGCTTACACAGGAACTTGAAGAACAGGAACTTCCTGATAAATACAAAGGTAAGAGCACAGCGGATATAGTGCGTATGCACCAAGAAGCTGAAAAACTCTTAGGTAAACAAAGTTCTGAAGTAGGTGAATTACGTAAAGTTGTTGATGACTATATACAGACACAACTCTCTAACACAGAAGCACCGCAACAAACTTCTGAAGACGAAGTAGACTTTTTCTCTGATCCTGACAAGGCAGTCGAAAGAGCTATTAGCAATCATCCTAAGATTAAGGAAGCAGAACAAGTATCTGCTCAGTATAAACAAACTGCGGCAATGAATGAACTTCAAACTAGACACCCTGATATGCAGGATATTTTGAAGGACAGTAAATTCGTAGAATGGATCAAAGGATCAAAGATTCGCACACAGCTTTTTGCACAGGCAGATCAGCAGTATGATTATGAGGCCGCAGATGAGCTTTTCACTAACTGGAAAGAACGTCAGCAAGTCGTAGGTCAAACTGCCGCTAATGAGAAACAACAACGCAAAGACACTATTAAGGCCGCATCCACAGGCAATGTTAGAGGAAGCGGAGAGCAGTCGGCAAAGAAAGTTTACAGGCGTTCAGACATTATTAAACTTATGAAGGACGATCCTGAACGATACATGTCATTATCCGATGAGATTATGCTAGCTTATCAAGAAGGGAGAGTCCGACACTAATTAATTTTATTTAAGGACTTGTATTATGGCTACATCAACTTATCCCGCCATGGGCGGAGCAGTAGACAACACTAGCGCGGCTACTTTTATTCCAGAGATTTGGAGTGACGAAGTAATTGCGGCTTATCAATCTAACCTAGTATTGGCTAACCTAGTCAAGAAAATGAGCATGACAGGCAAGAAAGGTGACACTATTCATGTCCCTAAGCCTACTCGTGGTTCTGCGTCTGCTAAAGCAGAAAATACTGCTGTAACTATTCAGAATGCTACTGAGAGCGAAATTCAGATTTCAATCAACAAGCACTTTGAATACTCTCGTCTAATTGAGGACATCACTGAAGCACAGGCTCTAGCTTCTCTACGTCAGTTCTACACTGGTGACGCAGGATACGCTCTAGCCAAGCAGGTTGACAATGACTTATTTAACCTAGGTAAGTCTTTAGGAAACGGTGATGGATCAGATTGGACTCACAGTACTGTTTATAACTTTGCAGGTAGTGCTGGTATCGAAGCTTACGCTGTAGATTCAGTAGCTTCTACTGATGTATTTAACGATGCAGGATTCCGTGCCGCTATTCAGGTATTGGACGATGCTGATGTTCCTATGGACAACCGATGCTTTGTTGT